CAATCTGACCATCTGCAGTTGCTCTATATTCTTCTGTTGTAACTACAAAACCTGCTGTTGCAAGTTCTGTAAATACATAATCCATTACTGACTCATGGCTAATAACTGTGTAGCTATCACCATGAACCGGTAAATCAATACTAATCAAATGTGCTTTTGTACAATCTTGTATTTTCTTTGGCATCTTAAAATAATGTTAGTTGGTTATTAATAGGTTCTAAAGACCTAATTTCTTTATAAATACTTTCTAAATAATATTTTGTATTAATATTATACTCAGAAAAATCTTTTTTTATATAATTAATCATAGTAGTTTGCATCCACTTCCCAGCCTCTACCTGGATTTCTCTCCCGTCAGTATTATTTTTCTTGATAATCTTTGACCCGGAATTGGAAACAAAATATCTTATTGTATGTTGTAAAGGTTTAATAGAATGTTCTCCATCAACAATTGCATGTTCATGGAAATTCCAATCTCCTTTAATCTTTACACCACCACAATAATCAAATATGTTTTGGTTCTGTGCTAAATAGTCTTCAGGTTTAATTCCGTCAACAAAATAAGCGTGAATAGCCTTAGGTATAATCAAGAAGCTCTTGTTCTTATGAAGAGCTAAATCCTTATACTCAAATCTACCTTTACACTTAGACATCCCATCTTCAGTTATAGCAATATAATTATTTACATCACCAAGAATGATCTTAGAATACTTATCATGTTCTAGTTGTAAATTAGTTATCTTTTCCCACTGAGCACATATATCCATGTACTTATCAACTTTATCTCTAGGGACTAAAGTCTCAAGACCATCAGTATTTTGTAACAGAGGAATAGCTTCAGGAATGCCTTCTAGGAGCATTTCATATAGCATACTTAAACTTAACTGACCGTTGATAGTGATTCTCATGGTGAACTCCGGATCATATAAGAAACTATTCTCATCATTGGACAAACCATAAGTTGAATTAAGGATAATCTTATATACATAATTCTTAGGATCTTTCTTTGGTATCTTCTTTCTTTCATCAAAGAACCATTCATACAAATCACAAAACTCTTCTTGTGGTAAATGAGCAGGTGCCCATTTATTTCTAATAGCAAGATTAGGATAAAATGAAGTTACATCAGAAGTCATGATAACCATATCTTCCGCAGACTTATACACCCTACTAGCCCTAGCACCATGAATACCACCAAGACCATAGTCAGTCTTTACTCCCCTATACTGTATAGAATACTTAAATCCTCCTTTAGTTTCACCTGGATAGATAATAACATCTTTAAATTTCTTCAACAGGTTTTGAAATGTAGCTGTCTTGAATTCTATATAAGGTAGTATGATATCATTTACAACAATCTTTGGTCTATTGGTTCTCATCTGCTTTAAATCCCACTTCCTGATTCCAGTGTGACTGCTTAAGAAGTGTAAGAATAATTCCTTAGAAATTCTTGGCTCAGATGCAGAGAATAGATTGATATTATATTCTTCAGTCAAAGTCTTTCTAAGTTCAATCTGACTCTTACTGAGTTGCATGATTTGCTTAGTTGACCTAACATCATTTATACAATAAGTTATAATCTCGGGAATCTGTTCACTAGTAATCTCAGCAGTGTGATGAATAGGCATATCCATTATGTTCTTCCAATCCATTGTATACTGAATCCACTTTAAAGAACTTCTCTTGGCTGCATTATCCCAATGATTAAGTTTGAATACATCTACCTGGTCTATTTGCAGGTCCCGTAAACTAAACTCTAGGAACTCTTGACGGTTCTGTCTGCTAATTACATCTTGTGCCTTACTATAAATAAATCTAGCAATTGTTTCACCATCTTGGTTTAGCAACTGCTCCTTATTTCTAAGTACATGTTCAGTAATCTGACTGTCAAAACCTAAACCATTGAAAGATACATGCCATTCATTGTATGCAATGTTTCTTTCAAGGAATGTAATAAATTCTAGTATTTCATTTTTTTCTTTGTGGACTGTGAATATCTCACGTTCTGTAGACTTAACTGACTCAAATACAGCAACAAAACAGTTACTGAGAGTCTCATAATCCATTACCCAATGTGTTTTCATAGGCTAGTTCAGTTAAGCTGTTCCCCCGTTTAGTGTAAAAAAAAGATGGGTAGTCAAACTACCCACCTCATTAATTGAATTAAAAATACTAATTACTTAGCTTCTTCTGCTGTTCCATCTTTAGGAACAAGCATAAACTTTTTATAATCAAACTTCTTTGCATTAACAGCAAATAATTCAATTAAACTTTCAACAGCTGTTTTATCTTCAATATAGAATTCTTGAAAGACCTCAAGTTTATTTCTTTCTTCCTTGTGTCCTTTTGCTCCTGTAACAGGTTGACCATACTCATCTAATTTAGGTAGCATCTGTAAAGATGTTCTTTTAATTTTAGAGATGATAACAAAAACTGCAGTCTTTGGATCAAAAATACATTCTACATATGGACATGATTCAGTAATAGGAATCATTCTAAAAGTTTGGCTTTCTTGCCAAGTTGCTTGAACAAGCATCATTGTGTTTTCACTCATCTTTTTTGTTTTTAATAATTACAAAGATAATCTAGAATTTGTAATATTCTCAAAATTTGCAACTTGAATTAATAATTTTTCTTTTTCAAGATCAGGTTTGTCACAAAGTTCACCTACATCTTTTAACATAGACTCAGAAACATCTAGGATTTCTGCATATCTACTAAAGAACTTTTCAGGAAACATGTAACTTGTTACATATACATGATTCCCACTATGTTTGTCATAGAAATTAACAATTTTGCGCTTTAAATCATCATTTATTCTACTATACTTACCATTTATTAAATGGTTCCAATCAACACCTAAATCAGAAAAGTCAAATACAAATACACTTTGATGTGAATTTACTTTGTTATAGTTACATAATCTAGTATGTTTTAACAAAGTTGTTTTTTCAAACTCTTCATATCCTTCTTCATCAGTTTCATATACACAAATAAGTTTTTTATCCTCAGGTTCATGCACATCAAGCCAAGAGAGATAAGTCTCACTTGGAACAATCTGTGTTCCCCTTTTAATATCTAAGAGCGGATAAATTAATATCTTAGATTTCTGAAAGTATTTTTTATAAAGCGCATTAATTACCATAATTTACAATTTTACATGACCCATTGCTAATTCATATGGCAGTGTAAAATCTTTGTTTTCATAATGATATTTCACAACATCTTCTATGTCCTCAAAGTCTTGTTGCCATATGGCTAAACTCTCTTGAGAGACTTGAAATGGATACACTTGGTTGTATTTATCTATTACAATAAATGTAACTACTATATTCCAATCAGCCTCATCAATCAATCCTTTAACAAATTTATAGTATGCCATCTTATAATATACTACTGCTTGAATCCAGTATTTATAATATTTAACAGCATCAGGAAAATCTGCTAGATTCTTACCTGTTGTTTTAAGGTCACTAATAAATATAGTTTTAGAATCATAATCTATAACTACATTATCTAGGATTCCCTTAAAACCAAATGGTAGATAATCAACATCAATTTGTAATGGCAACTCATTATAAACTGTGATGTGAGTATCTTCATCAGTCCTATCAAGTTGTAGTAGGGCTCTTACAGAAGTATTGCTTCTTAGAACTTCAACACTTTCTTTGCAGCCATGCAAAGTAGGTTCATCTACTACAGTCTTATCTAGACTTGATTTAAGAAAAGTAAAGTAATCTTTGTGTTCCTCAGTCAGAATCTTAGCAAGTCTTTGCTCATCTGTCTTTAGAGATTGGTGTAAGTTAATTGTGAGTAGCTGTGTGAGTATCTCGGTTGAGTAATCATCCAAATTTAAGGAATCATTTCCAATTGTGCAATGATATTTAAAAATATTATCAATAATTGTTTTATTGTTACCGCTTGGTAACTTACCCGGTAGGGACATAAATTGGTCATCATATGTATCCGGATCAAGTAAAAGGCAGTGTAGGACACGCCCTGTTACCAGGTGCGCATCCGTACTGTCCTCCCTTTGATTAAGAACATAGTGACTGTAAAAAGCTCTAGGTGAGAATAGTAACTTATTAATGCTACTATAACTAAAATAAAACTTCTTATTGTAAAAGTGTGTTAGTTCATCAGAACCAGTCAATATCTGTAGACTCATTTGTAGTTATTTGTAGGTTAGTTGGTAAAAGTTCGGTTTCTAGTGTAACTTCTACATCATTAGATATTTCTTCTTCAGTAAAGATAGCTTCTATTTCTGGAGCAGCTACTCTTTCTTCTTCTTCCTCAAACTCAATAGGTAATTCAGGACCTACAAAATCATCTTGTACATTGTAAGTATAGTTACTACCCAACTGCGCAATATGATCAGGATGAACAGTAATAGTTTTTACAGTAAAGTATTTACTATCTCCAGCATTTTGTATGTCTCCACTCAAATACTCCATAACAATTTCTAACTTATCAGGTGTAAATTGATTTTTTGCAATTAAACTATCTACTATATTATCAATATCAGTATGTAGATATCTCATGTTCTTACCCAAATAACTTACAAGAGAAGTGAAATTAACATGATTCTTACTACGGATATCCATAATTCTACCTGCATAATAATTAAATAATAACTCAAGATAAACTAAACTCTCAATATACTTAGAATTAGCCATGATTTCCATAGCCAGTACATGATTATCTCTATCTGAACTTTTAAACATTTCTGATAAATGCTCAAACATATCTTTATCAATTACTGTAGCCTCTTCACCATTTAGGATGTTAATAACACTTGACTCATCATAAATCTTAAGAGATTGTAAATGCTCAAATTCTTCTTTGTAATCATCATCAATAGTTAAAATTCTTTCACTATATTTTGAACAAGTTGTATTAGACATGGCTCCATGAATATTATTCATTATAGTCCAATTTATTGCAACAACATCATTATCATAAAACTCAAGAGCTGTTTCAATTTTAGCTTTAGTATGACCATCTAGTCTGTGCTCAATAAGTTCTATAAACTCTTTTAGCTCTGTAGTTGGAAGTTTATAAGCCCATTTAGTATCAGTCATATGATGAGCACTCTTAGAACAACCAAAGAATACATTAGCTTGTGCAACATCTCGTACAGTTTTAATACCATATTCTATAGATACATTCTTAAACTTTACTCTTGGAACACTTACTTCTGGTAAGAAATAAATCTTATCTCCTTTTTGTGGTATATATGGTTCTTTAACAATATTTAATAAATCTCTGCTATCATCAGTAAAGCTACCAAACCAAGACTGAATATCAAAGTTTACTTCTTTAGTATCAGTAGATGACCAATGTGATTCTAAATCACAGTCAAAATGTAATATATTTTTCATTTTTAATAATTTAAAAAGGGAAGTATTATCTCCCCTTATGTTTGAATTGGATTAGTTAAATGGATAGAATAAAAGGGAAAAATGCTTTATGTCAGATTTACTTGACAGCCATTTTCACCACGCTATTATTCATCATTAGTTTGGAAAATTTAACTTTATTTCCATTAACAATCTCTTTAATCATGAAATATCTCAAGTCATCTGTAAATGCTTTACAATCTGTTGTAAGTTTAACCAAACGGTTGATCATTGCATCAGGAACTGACTTAGTATCTGCATGCACTAAAGAATAATTAATTACTCTTGTTGCAATTACACTAGACAAATCTGCACGGAAATCATTATCTTGCCCTACCGCATTTGTCAAAGCATTCATAACATACTGCTCATCTTTAGTCATGATGTCTTCCGGAGAAATAATTCTATCTAGTTTATTATTAATAAACATAGTAAACATAGAACTAAAGTCTACACCAACAGAACCTTCACCTATCATTTGAACAATAGGTAAGTTATCCTCAAACTTAGGAATAGAACTTATGCCATTAAAGAATGTAGTGATAGATCTTGGATTAACTCTTTGAGTTACCAATTCTGGATTCATCAACATAAAATTGATACATCTACCATCAATCTTAGCAGTCTCTGCCCACTTAGCCCATACATTTACATCATACTTTAACTCAACAGAAATAAATCTAGTCTTCTGAGCTACATCTAGACTAGTAACATTATAGTCACCGTTGTCTGGATTAGTAGTCAAAATAACATGCCAGTTTTTAGGTAGCTTCCAAGAAACATATTCTTGTCTATCTAAGATCTCCATAGTTGCTTGCATGAATCTGTGGTCAGCACGAGTGTAGTCATCTAATACCAAGAAACCACCCTCACCTTTACCTTGAATCCATTCAGGAGCAGCATGAGACATTCTCTTACCAATAACTTTGTATCCTTTTGTAGTAGCTGCATTTATCTGAGATTCATTAATCCATGTTGTTTTACCTTCAGCATTCTGGATCTCAAATTCTTTAACAGGAAAACCTACTAAGTCACCTAATTCTTCTAACTGAGATAGATTAAGTTTTACAACTTGCATATTCATCTCTTTACCCAACTGCATAATAGCAGAAGTTTTACCAAGTCCGGCATCACCCTCAATATTAATTGCTACAGGTACTTTACCTTCAGCTTGAATATGCTGGTTATTTCCAACCATGTGTTTAATAAAATCTTTTAATTCTTCTACGTTCAATTGTACTTGACTCATAACTTTTGTTTTTATAGTTCTAATTTAATCACTTTGCCTGGCAGATCATTATTCATTTCTGATCTCTCTGATATAACCCAAAGGACATTACCTTTTGGTTTTACACTTGCATTGCATTCTCCATCAGTAAAATATACTAGGCTTGTATAATTTTTACTATTATCATTATAATATTCTAGGACAGGATCAAATTCAGTTCCTCCTCTACCATGTACTTTAAGATCATTCTTACCTCTGTAAGCTTCAATACTACGGATACTTGTATCACATTGTACTATAGTAATATCAACACCTGCTTTGTAGATATGATGAATCTCATTCATAAACTCTAATAGCTCATCATTACTTACAGAACCTGAAGTATCAATAGCTAATAACATGTGTTGTTTCATCTTTATCTTAAGACCCGGATTGTCAGAGAATCTTCTATTCTCTTTTCTTCTAATCTTTTTAGTAAAGACTTTAGTACTAATTCCAGTAAATCTTCTGATGTATCCTCTCCAGTCAAACTTAGGTGCAACTATCTCATCAATTACAATGACCCCCTCAATTTCTCCGGGAACTGTTCCTCTTTTCTTAACGGTCTGTTCTTTTGCATCTGAGAGTATTTTCTGTACTTGTTTCTCAATAAGCTTTTGTTCAGCCTCACTAAGATTCTCAAACTCATCCCATGTACTATGGTCAGGCAAAGAATCACCGTCACCAGAATCCATTTGGTCACAAAGATCATCAAAGTTCTGAGAGCCACTAGTACCGTTTTGGTCTTTCTCATCTTTTGCTTCTTTAAGTTTGTCATAGTAATATCTAGCACCTGCTTTTCTATCAAGGTTAAGTTCTTCATAGTCATCAATCATAATACCCCTAGAAGGTAATTTCTCACTAATAGCAAGAAGCTCTTTTGCAGTAGCATTATTTTCTTTGGCTAATTCCATCTCAGCTTTAACAGCTTCTTTAAGTTGCTTGAATTCATCAGAACTTAAGTCACCACCTGGAAGCCAAGAGCTTTCAATATACTGATTAATTTCCATATCCATAGCAACATTAGCTAATCTTCTATCACTAAACTTAAATACAGTAGTGAGATGACCAAAAGCAATATGCAATAATTCATGCTTAAGTAAACCTAATCTATTAAGGTCACTTAACTTTTCCCAGAAATCAGGATTAACTACCAACTGATAGTTAATACCATTCTTTCCTACACCAGCTGTAGGCACTTTATTGCTCCACAACTTATTCAACATAATGAGAAAGAACCCGTAATAGGGCTCTTTCAACATCAAATCTTTGGCTGTTTTACTTAGACTCTGTGCTTTGTCCATTTTCTTTTAGTTTTACTATTATGTCAAATTTATCTGCCGGATATCCCATTTGACCAAGGAATCCCATCATACTTTCAGTAAATAACTCCATAAAGAGTTCAATAGACTGATTACTAGGTTTATTGCCTGTAATTGCTGAAAGACATGCACCAGTACTTAGTGCACCCCATTCATCAGAATTTACATAAGGCTCTACTGTCTTTATAATTAAAGCAGCAGGTTTGGGACAATTAGTCTTCCATTCTTGAAGGGTGTGTTTACCAAACTTATATAATGTAATTAATTCCCCTAAATATTTTTTTGCATCAACGCCCTTAAGAGCCTCAAATGCTACAGTAGCATTTTCTTTATCTGCAGAACGCAGCATGTTTAATAAGTTTCTTGTTTCTTCTTTGTCAAAAATCATATCAGTCTTCTATTTTTAAAGTTTTAATCATCCATTCTGTGGGTGTATTAATATTGTCCACCCATTCTTTAGCAGTAGGAATGTAGTTATTACAGTCCTCCTTTACATGTTGTTCTCCAACATATCTTGTATAGACAATTTTATTATCTGAATTTATAAAACTTGGTCCAAATGTTTTTTCACATTCAAATATACCTTCACTGTGGTGACGGAACATTCTGTGTTTAGAATGTCCTATCCATGCTTTAGTAGCATCAAACCACTCATGAATATGTAAGTACTCTTCAGGATCTCCGCCCCATTTACGGGAACTAGAAACTGCGTGTTGATACGGATGAGACATCTCTTCAAGTTTTAGATATTAAATCACCGTCATGATTATATTCTTCAGTATTAGTAAAATAAATAGTGTTATTAATTTTATATTTACCAGAAGGGATAGCAATAAGCATTACCCCATAGCCACCATCATTATTCCACCAATCTTCTATATCATTTAAGATTTGTTCTTCTGCAAAGTTTTCTATATCACTGCTAAGAGCTGAGTCAAGATCTTTTAAATTAAGAACACCTTCACCATAATTTTCTAAATAGTTAATATCTTCAATATCTGCTATTTCTTCTGTTGTATATACAATATCATCAAGAGCACCACTGTCTCCACCACCTGAATAAAATATTTTAATTCCGGTCACACCAAGGTCAGCCAACTTAAGTAGAAGGCCTGTCATATCATTTTCTGTCATAGTTATTTTGTTTTGTAAAATCTGCCAAGGATATTGGCATTTAGATATTCTTCTTTCTCAAGCACTTCATATTTAAACTGATGCTTTACTTCTTGATAAGTTAATTCTGTAGCTGAGTAACATATCAACAAGATCTCTCTTTTGATTACTACTCCTTCTTTGTGAGCAGATTTAAGAGTTGCATTACTACTGTAATATCTCATAAAGTCAGGCTTAAGTTCCCGGGTATATTTCTTTAATCTCTTATCTGTAGTTAGAGCTAAGGCTTTCTTACCCATGGGTTTCTTAA